GCTAATAAACAATTAGTTGGTAAGATTATGAATGAACATTCTCTATTTTATGATGGAGAAGATACATCAAAGATGCAAAGACATGACCATTTACCATTAAATGTAAAACAATGGTTTATGGAAATGTTTCATCATTATTTAGAATTTAATCATATTAGAAAGTATCAAACACACTTAAATTCAATTTGGGTAAATGAAATGAAGGCACATGAATTTAATCCTGTGCATATACACCAGGGCAATTTGTTTACAGGATTATCATCGGTGATGATTTTAAAATTACCAAATACTTATGGTGTAGAATATTCAGCAGCACAAGCTCCACAAAATGGAAGATTACAAATATTAGGTGCAACTAATGGTCAGTTTGCAAAAGTAGATTATCAACCACCAATGGAACTACGAGATTTTTACATATTTCCATATGATATGAGACATTGTGTTTACCCATTTAACGGCACAAATGAAACAAGAAGAACATTAGCAGCAAACTGCGATGTTCTTTATGACCCAATAGCTAACAGAGGAGCACAATGATCCACACGGAGCCGAAATGGAAGAGTTTAATAGTTGAGACAACTTCTCCATTATTTACACCAGAACAATGTCAGTTAATTATAAATGCAGGTAGATCTGAACCACAAGAGAATGGTCAAGTAGGTGGTGGTAAAGGAGGTGTTGTAGATACAAAGGTTAGAACATCTCACATTAGTTGGATACCATTCAATAAAATGCCTGAAATGTATAAGACATTAGAGAGAGTCATGAAACAAACTAATGGCAATCATTTTGGATTTGAAGGAATGCAAATCACAGAACCTGCTCAATATACAGAATACCCAGCAGGTGGATTTTATGATTGGCATATAGATTCAGATGTTAATTGTATAAATGAACCACCAGTTCGTAAAATATCTATGACATGTCTATTGTCTCATGAATCTGAATTTGAAGGTGGTGGACTTGAATTAATGTCAGATGGAAAGATTGCAAGACCTAAACAAGGACAAGCCATTTTCTTTGCATCATTTATTAGACACAGAGTAATACCTATTACAAGAGGAATTAGAAAATCATTAGTTATGTGGTTTGGAGGAACTCCATTTAAATGATGAATAGAGAATTATTTTTTGCAACTCCAATTTATGTGGCAGATGTTGGAACTCCACAATTAAATAAACATTTAGAACATCATATCATTGAATGGTCTAAACGAGACAAAGGTGTTCAAAAAACTAATATGAATGGATGGCATAGTGAAACCAATATGCACAAACTTCCAGAATACATAGAACTAGTTGATTTATTATTTAAAGCACAGTTTCATATTTACAAAGAAGAGTTATTAGATAACGAACCATTCCTTGGTAATATGTGGGCAAACATCAATTATAAAGGTGGTTATAATAGACCACACATGCATCCTAATTCATTATGGTCAGGAGTTTATTATATTAAGACTCCAGAAAATTGTGGTCATTTAAAATGTGAAGATCCTAAATCTGTTGCAGCCATGACCCATCCAAAAAGAAAAGAAGGACAATTACCATCTTACCTTTGGAGAGAAGTTCATTATCAACCCATTGCTGGAAGACTTATAATGTTTCCATCATGGTTAAATCATTGTGTAGATCCTAATCAATCTGATGATATAAGAATATCAGTTAGCTTTAATTTTCTACAAGCAGGTATGCAAGCATGAACTTTCAACAAAATAAATATCAAGTAATTAAAAAAGCAATACCATATGAACTTGCTAACTTTGTATTTAATTATTTCTTACTAAAACGTGATGCTGTTAATTATATGTACAGCAATAACATCATTGCTGAAAATTCATTATTTGGAACGTGGAAAGATCAACAGGTTCCAAATGTATATTCTCATTATGCAGACTTTGCTATGGAGACGTTATTAATGAGAGTTATGCCTATTATGCAAAAACAAACTGGTCTTAATTTAATACCTACGTACTCGTACGCGCGCGTGTACGAGAAAGGTTCTATTTTAAAAAGACATAAAGATAGACCATCGTGTGAGATATCTACAACATTAAATCTAGGTGGTGATCCATGGCCTATATTTATAGATCCAACAGGAAGTAATAATGTAATAGATGAATATAAAAATATAATGAAACCTAATGCACCAAAAGGTATAAAAGTAGATTTAGAACCAGGTGATATGTTAGTTTATTCAGGTTGTGAATTAGAACATTGGCGAGAAGAGTTTACTGGTAATATCTGTGCTCAAGTTTTCTTGCATTATAATCATGTAAATGGACAGTTTGCACAATCAAATTTATATGATAAAAGACCTTTATTAGGAATACCACCGTTAAGAAAATAGTATAAATCAACGAATTTGGTGGTATAAGGATAGCTTATGCCAATAAACAAACTACAGTTTAGACCAGGAATAGATAAGCAAAACACACAATATGGCGCAGAAGGTGGATGGACCGGATGTGATATGGTGCGTTTTAGATATGGTGTTCCTGAAAAGATAGGTGGATGGCAGCCAGCCGTTGGTAATAATCTAATTGGTGCTGCAAGAGATATTCACACCTATAACGATTTAGCCGGAGACTCATTAGCGATCATCGGTACAGATAGAAAACTATATACTTATTATGATAACAATTTTTATGACATCACACCTTTATCAACTACTATTCCAGCAGTATTTACATTCACATCAGCAACAACCATTGTAAACGTTCTTGCAACATCTAATGGTGCAATCGCTGGAGACTTTGTTACATTCTCAACAGTATCTGGAGTTAGTGTTGTAAATATTACTAACGCAGATATGCAACAAGAATTTGAAATTCAAAACATTGTAGATTCTAATAATTTTACAATAGATGTAGCTTCTATTGCAACCCCAGGGGTTGTGACTACATCTGGAACAGCAGCAGGCGCAGCATTTCAAATAAATATAGGATCTGATATTACAATCATTGGTAATGGATGGGGAGCCGGTGCATGGGGATTTTCTACTTGGAATACACCAAGACCAACAGGAGTTATTACTGCTAATCCTAGAATCTGGCAGATAGATAACTTTGGTGAAGATATTATTGCAACAATTGTTGGTGGTAAAACTTATTACTTTGATACATCAGCATTTTTACCATCAAGAAATACTAGAGCAACATTGTTAGCTAATGCTCCAACACAATCTAATTATATGGTTATATCTCCAAGAGATAGACATGTGATATTCTTTGGTACACAAACAACACCAGGCACAACAGCAACTTATGACCCAATGTCCGTGCTCTTCGGTTCACAAGAATCTATTACTGACTTTATACCCAATGCAACAAATACTGCAGGATTTCAAAGATTATCATCAGGTAATAGAATTGTAACAGCCGTTCCAACAAGAGGAGATATATTAATCTTAACAAATACATCAGCGCATTCAATGCAGTTTGTTGGCCCACCATTTACATTCTCATTTAAACAAATTGGTACGAACTGCGGAGCTTTATCTGCACACTCTGCTGTAGAAGCGGAGAACGTTGTTTATTGGATGTCGGATGGAGCTTTTTACCTTTTCGATGGAGTCGTGAAGGAAATTCCATGTTCAGTACAAGACTTTGTATTTCAGAATTTAAATGAAGATGAACATTCTATAATTTATGCTGGAGTTAATTTAGATTTTTCAGAAGTAAATTGGTTTTATGCATCAGGAAGTTCTACTGCAATTGATAGAGTAGTAACATATAATTATCTTGAAAGAGTATGGACAATTGGAACTTTAGCTAGAACTACATGGGCTTCTAAAGATATATTTGCAAATCCATTAGCTACTAAATATATGCCAAATTCTACAACACTTGCACAACCAACAGTGATTGGTTTAACAGCAGGTGTATCTACATTGTATGATCAAGAAAAAGGAACGAATGATGATACAAGTCCAATTACCGCTTTCATAGAATCGGGGGACGTGGATATTGTAGATGGAAATAATAATTTATTTATTAAACGATACATTCCAGACTTTAAGGATCAACAAGGTGCATTAAATATTCAGTTCCTAGTTAGACAATATCCAGGATCAGTTCAAACTGTTGCATCTAGCACAGTGGTATATTCTACAACAACTAAAGTGGACTTTCGCGCGCGCGGGAGACAAGCTGCAATTAAAATTGTAAGTTCCGATGTTGATACTAAATGGAGATTTGGAACATTAAGAATTGATGGACAAGAGGATGGTTTAAGATAATGGCTAAACTAGATCAACCCAGACTTGCAAACGCCACACCTGTTTATAGTCAACAACAGATGGACCAGATTATTAGAACACTAGAGCAGATGGTGTTACAATTAAATAATACCTTTACACAAGATGTGCAAGATGTTAATGAAGCACAAGCTTGGTATTTTATTAGAGTATAAAGAAAAATGGCAAACGTATATAAAAACGCAATTTATGTGCCGACAACAACGGCTAATACAACTGTGTACACTTGTAACGCTACGGCAAGAGCTATCATTCAAAACATACAGTTTGCAAATTCAACAGGTACTCATGATGTATCTGCTCATGTTTTTAGTAATACTAATAGTACAACAATTCGAATTGGTATTGATGCCATAGCTGCTAAAACTACTATAAATTTAGCTTTAGGTCCTATAATACTACAAGAAGGAGATGCGTTGTTATTATCTTCTGCAAGCACTTCAGATGTAAGAGCAATTGTTTCTATATTAGAAGTGAATAGAGGATCGTTGACAAATTAATGAAAGAAGTAAAAATAATTTGTGATTCAAAAATTACAATTAGAAATATAAAGACAGGGCACGTCTATAAAAATGAAGAAGAGGTTAAAGCAGATGTTAATGCTAAACCTGAAGATATTAAACGCGATGTTAAAATTATAGTTCCGACCATTCCGCTATTCAGTAAAACATGACACTTTCAAATGAGTTGAGAAGAATGCATCACTATAGAAATATAGGTTTGAGATTTGATAAAGTTTTAGATATTGGTGCTTTTGAAGGTATTTGGACACAAAATTTTAAAAACATATATCCTAATGCAGATGTCTTAATGATTGAAGCAAATGAAGAAAAAGAAGAAATATTAAAAAAGATTGGTCCTTATAAAATAGCATTACTAGGTAAAGAGAATAATAAAGAAGTAGATTATTATAAATGTTTAGATGGTATGCAAACAGGTAATACTATTTATAAAGAAAATACTAATTTTAAATTTGCACCTGTAAAGAAAACAACCATAACTTTACCAACGTTATTAAATTCAGAAGATGGTTATGATTTAATTAAAATGGATGTACAAGGATCTGAACTAGATATTATTCAAGGAGCTGTACCTATTATTAAAAAGACAACACATTTAATTCTTGAAACACAAACTCTTAATTTTAATGATAAAGCGCCAAGACTTACAGAGATTGTTTGTTATTTAAACACATTAGATTTTTCATTAATTGATATTATAGATGTGCATTACGCTTTAAATAATACATTATTTCAAGTAGACGTTTTATTTGAAAGAAG